AATATATAAAAATATAAAATTAAAAATTATTTTTTCAATAAAGGGTAAAACCGTTTATCGTTAACTCTCTCAGGGCTACCGCGCTGATGTAACAGATTTTAGCTGTTAAAGCCTTCACTAAATGCTTTCTCTATATCCTCAGTAGGTGCCTCTGGTGCCTGACGGCCTCGACCACTAGTGGGTGTTAGGTTTTCTTCAAACCGATTGTCATTTAGTCTTTCTCCGGTGTCATTTACGACCGGGGGCTTATCTTTTTTGTACAAGTCTAAAAGTGAGATAGCGGATTCGCCCGACGCGGCCCCGTATAAAGACCCTTTTTTACTGGCCCATACTGGGTGCTGGTCAACCAAAGTAGTGTAATATCTAGTAGCATTTGCTTGCAAAGCGGCTATGTCATTAGGCGCTGCTTGCTGTGCTTGAAATAGTAAATTATCGTAGTATTGGCTTTCCTGTTCACTCGGTCCACCTTCATAGACCCATTTTTTAAACTCTGCATTCTGTACGGTAGTTTCCCACCCAGGGTGCTTAATGTCAAGAGCTCGCTTATTTTCTAGTTCTTGCATAGAAGATTTATTAATATTTCTTGCTTCTGTTCTCAGTTCTATTCGCAAATTATCGATAGCTGATCCTACTGAGGTACTTACAGACTGATCGATCTCGTCAAGAGCTGCAGCAAACTCGCCAAATTCTTCACGTAACTTGTTGCGTGATTCTTTATTCGTCATAGCTTCTAATAACTGGTCACTAGTTATCTTAGGTTTTGCTGCCGGTTCGACATTTTTTTGTCTCGCTAGCTCACCTTGTAATTTGTTAGCGCGACCTGACGCCGAATTAGCGATATTTTGGACTTTTGCTAAATTATTTTCCATAGTTTGAAAACGTTCTTTCATTTCAGGGGTGTAGCCTTTCCATTCATCAACTTCATCTTTTTTAACTTCTGGCTTCTCCAAGTTATTAGATTCAGCGGCTATTTGTTCTGCGGCTGGGGTATTTTCTTCAAGTTCAGCACTAGGGTCTAATTCTATATCTTTGTCATGAAAACCAGCGGTGAAAGCTTTTTCTAGGTCTGCTTTGGATGCTTTTGCCATTATATTTTCCTCGTTATTAATTAAGAGCGCTTGTCCTATCGTTACTAGAATTTGTTGATACTTTAGGACTTACAGCTAATTTAAAAGATTTTATCTCAGCTATTCGACCTTTAACAGACTCATGCGCGGTAAAACTATCGTTTTCTATTCTAAGTTTAGTTAACCTATCGTCAAAATACTTTATTATTTTTATTACGGCGGGGTTCATTAAATCGCCTTGGGTTAATAGAGGGGTCTTATCACTCATGATCGCTAGCCCCGGCAAGTTTTTCTTTCATTTGGTTGATCACTTCAAGAGACGTTTTAACGCAGTAATATAACTTTGTTTCTTCATCAAAAATCATGTGACCGAATGCTTTCATTTGGCCCATAATATCTACATTCCTAAGCGCTGCAGGTTGGTCTTTTTGGCCTACCATACGCCAAGTACTTTCGTCTTCGGGCGTTAAGGTGACGAAAACAACTATACGACCTTTGTGCTCGACTTTCGCCGCTTCTTCTCGGATAAATGCTTTCGTGGTTTCTTCGGCTTTAATTTGGCACTGGTGAGCGCCGCAAGTTATATAGCCACAAATAATGGTAGCCATGTTTTCAGCCATCATTGTTTTATCACAAAATTGACAATAGCATTCTTTAGACATATTAGAGTTTCCTATTTAGCAAAGGCTTCGCCATCAGGTGCACGACCTTTAGGTTCTGCCGCGGGGGTTGCGACGTCCGTATCATTTAGACTAACCTGGGTTTGTAGTTTCAAGACAGTATCTTGAATTTTCTGTTTCAGTACTTGTACTTGACGAGTATTTAGGCCGTCTTCTTGCATACCTGCTAATGCGGCTTCTAAGTCTTGCTCCATTTGCTTGATACCGATTTGGAACTGTTTCTCTCTATCATCACTAGCGTCTTTAGACTGGATTTTAAAGGCCTCAAATTCCATTTGTTTATCTTGCATAGAGCCCTTAACTTCTGCGTCAAAGCGTTTATTTTCTACATCACGTTCTGCTTTAAACGTAGCTAGTTGCATAGCTGTCTGCTGTCTCATTTGTTCTATTTCAAGTTTAGGATCAGCTTGAGGTTGAGCCATTTTTTCTACAATTTCTTGCCATTTATCGTCATCATAATCTAAATCGTCTGGATCTAAGTGATACGCTTTCAATACTCTGTTAAGCCATTTTTGCGGATCTTTCTTAAATATTGGGTTTGTCACATACGCGCCAATTTGTAATAGGGCCTGGTTTGCTGAGTCTTTTTCGACTAGTGCTGATGATCCGCGAGCGTCGATATTAAAATCACCTTTTAGCGAATCGTCTTTAGAGTATTGAAGGATATGCTTATAGTACCGTCTAATATGAGGCGTAGTTACAAGGTCATCGTATAACCTAGCTACCCGACGCAATATTGAAGAGGCGTTATAATTCTGCAGCATCATGCCGCCTAGGGTTTCTGGCGTGGCCTGATTAGTTTGGCCTTGCATGATAAGAGGTAGGCCCGTTATATTTTCTGCTAATGTTAGGCCTAATTCTATAATATTCTGTAATTCTTCTTGTATCATAGGAGCTTTTAAAAACTCAATCGCTTGTTTAGTTTTACTATTCTCAGTGGAATCAGCATCGTCCGCAGCGATAAATACTTTCCAAGGCTTAACTTCGTTAACCCCGTCGGCAGCTTGCACTAACTGAGTATCTATGTACAACATTGGGCCACCGGCGACCCCTGCATTATCCATCATGTGACGCATAGCGCCTACGATAATACGCTGTGCTGGTCTAAGTTGTCGAGCTATGCCAATACCCCAAGGCATACCTAAACGGCGTTGCCATACCATAACATCATAAGGAAATTCACCATTTGCTAAGTGGGATATCGTAGTTTTTAGTATCCGGTTATTAATCATGGTAACTTGAACATGTACGAATTCTTCATCATCATCAAATTTGATATTTTCTTTTTCAGACATAATATCAATAGCTAGCAATTCTTTGGTACTGATCGCGCCATGGTAATACCATATTTCAAATAAGTTATTTCTTCTTTCATAAGTAGAAGTGCCTAAGCCTGGGTTGTCATCACCAGTTGTGTAGTCGCCTTCTGCTAACATCGGACCCTCTGCGATAACCCTCATTATCTGAGAATTTATATAACCAGGAGACCCTATTAATTTCACTATACCGGCTTTAGTAATATCATCACGTTCCCATATAAAATTACCGTTATGGATATCTTCACCACATGCGGGATCTGGAAACAGGTTTCTGTAAAATACGCGAATAGACGCGGGTTTGATTTCTTCGACTTGTTTTAACTTACCATCTTTAAATACTAGCTTAGAAGACTTAACCGGTATTGGGCCTTTTATAACGCCAGTACCTACTTTAGCTGCATCTTCGATTACTCGTCTATTATGGGCCGAGAACTGTGATTCTACGTGCCAGTCCCATATTTGGGTTTCTGCTTTTTTTGCCGACTCTTTGGCAGTTTTCATTAGCTCTTTAGCTTGGTCTACGGCTTTGGTTGTTTGTTCGGCACGGACCGCTTCGTCTTGGCTGGCCTCATTGATAGACTCGGATATGGCCTTAGGTACTTTACCGTCGGCTAGCCCTGATAACTCAGGCCTAGGCGTAGGACGTATAGCCCAGCCTCGATCATCCGTCGGTAACATCATATCGCCCATACGGGCTGCAGTGGAATCGACATACGCTCTAGTAATGTTTAAAAATACTGTAGAACCTTGCGACTCTTGGTCTTCATCTAGTATGACTTGTTGGCCTAACGGCTTGCCTCGCCATGCTTTTAACTCACGACGGTTAGCATCATCTATGCCTTCGTAAAATTCTTCGTCTTCCAGCCATTCGTCTTCGATACCTGAATTTTTACGACCGTTTATAGCATCCGACCGTGTTTTAGACAAAGCGAGCCCGATATTATCTAGTTCGTCGGATAAATCTTCCATACATATATGGCATTCTTTACCCTCGACTATTATCGTTTTTATCGTCTTTTTATCATCAGCCATGACTACTGTACTCTTTCTCTAAACAAAATTGTTATATTGCCGGTACCGGCATCGTCAGGATCGACTATAAGATTTGTGTTGAATATTACGCCGTCTTCGGTTGCAAACTCTACTAACGTACCCGCAACAGTACTAGCGGGTATGATAAATATTGTATCAGCGCCATCATCGATATTACACGGGTGCGCGGATAGAGTCGTATTAACGTGATACCCACGTACTACTACAGATACCGTAGCAACTGTAGTAATATTATTAGCGATATCTACTACCTTAGCAGTCCAAGCAGCCATTTAGGTTACACCGTGAAGACCTGTTTGCTGGTCGCCAGTTTGCATACCTTCATAGATAGCCGTTATCGTCGGGGTGGTACCCCCGGTTAGCACGGTTAGATTTACTCTTACATGTAAACATGGGCTATCTACGTCAAAAAATATAGCCCCATCGTTTACTATATCCGCTGCAGTAAAAGCGTGGGTGCCGATAATGTCAAAGTTGGTACCATCAAGACTGCCTTCTAAAAGAACTGTAACCGCTGTCGGGTCACCAGTATTGACAACTTGTATCACATGTTTGTCTATCAATTTGCTAAAAGCTTTAGCTGGGCCTACGCCGGTAGCTGTTGCCGCGACTAAAAGTACTGTTTCTGCTGCCATGATGGTTACCTTAACTCGTTAGTTTTAATTTTAGTATTCGTGTGGATTTTTACTGTTTGGGTACGAATCCATTGGTCTAAAATAACTTTTGTCACTTTGTGTACTAGGCATACCGCCACCGTATCCGCCTTCGTAACTATCGTTACCGTTTTCCTTGGGCATCTTTTTGTCGTTCCCATAACCTGATTTATGTGGCATAATAATTTTCCTAACCTATATTAAAGTATACGTGCAGTTCGTATATTATCATAAAATTTTAACTTTTAAAATTATTAACTAGGCGACCCTATTATGCTAGACAAGATAGCAGAATTCATAGAAAAGATTAATCTTGAAACCTTTGACCAATTCGCTGATAGGTTAGGCCTAACATCTATATTTACAACCGTGGGACTTACCGCAACAGAAGGACTAATTTACCAACCGTGGGAATTAACCGACTATGCCCTAATAATATCCTGTGTTGGCGGTGTTCTATTTATAATAGAGAAAATAATTGTAATCTATTTGAGATACAAAGAAAGTAAACGTGTATCTAAAAAAGGTTACAAAAAACCCCCTAAATCCTAAAGCCCTAAACCTCTATCCCGCACTCTAATACTTCTAGTTCGAGTATTGGCCCTGTTATTTTTCTTTTCCTTAGGTGCCCGAGTAGCTATATTCATCATAAGCGCATCAAATAAGTTAGGCGAGGCAATACCCCTAGCCAACATTTCTTTTTTAGATTCTACTTTGATTTTACCGTTATTCGTATAAATACGTTTAGGCCGTGACAATTCAGCGACCAATTCAAACGCGTTAACGCAATCCGAATCGATTGAGATTATATTATCAAAATCGATATCTAGGACCATACCGCCAGCTTCTATCTGTTCACGGATAATATACGCATTCTCAAACCGGTCACGCATCCAGGTACCTGCTTGTGCCCGGAAGTTTGCAAACTTGTCTTTATTCTTTTTAAGAGCTTTACGTTCTTGGGCTGTGTCATTAGGCCTTTCACCATACCGTTTATTAGGATCGACAATCGCACCGGATCCATAAAAGGTCTGAAAATCTAATCTAACATCTTGGTAATTACCGAAAG